TAGAAGGTGAGCAATGCTTAATTGATGGAGTAGATGAGTTTAATAATACATCTATATATTTAAGAAGAGATGGAGATGGTAGTGATGAAACAATTACAGACGTTAGAACAATTATAAACGGAAACTTTGTTGACTATTCTTTTGCTGGTGCAATATTAGAAGAAGGTTCTACTTATTATATGGAAATAACAGAAGATGGTAGTTTAGTTTACAGAGATAAGATTTATTCTACAACACAAACTGACTACACTATAAAACATCAAGTATCTCAAAGTGGATACACTCAAAGTACAGCAGAAGTAAACGATAACACATACATTATATAATGGAAGATAAGAAGCAACAACATAACGTAAAGATACTTAATTTATCATCTTACGAAGCACCAGAGGTAAAAGAGGTACATAATAGAGATTGGATTTCTTGGGGTGCTGACAATGATTACTTTGGTAGACTTATAGACTTAGATACTTCTAGTCCAACTAACGCTAGATGTAATAATGGTATTGCTGATATGATATTCGGTAGAGGTATTGAATCTACTAATTCTGAATTACTACCAGAACATTATGTAAGAATGAAGAAACTATTAAGACCTAGAGAAATCAAGAAGGTAATAATAGATAGAAAGAAATTAGGTCAAGGTGCAATCAAACTTACGTTTAATAAAGATAAGTCTAAGGTATTAAAAGTATCTCACTTTCCTATGGAGACTTTAAGAGCTGAAAAAGCTAATGCTAAAGGTATTATCCAAGCATATTACTATCATCCAAAATGGAGTGATGCTAAACCTAGCGATAAACCTAAAAGAATACCTACATTTAAACAAGGAAGTAAATCACAAAGAGAAGAACTATATATAATCAAACCTTATAGAAGTGGTTTTTATTACTATTCTACTCCAGATTATCAAGCGTGTTTACAATATGCTGATTTAGAATGTGAAGTATCTAATTACCATATATCTAACATCCAAAATGGATTAGCTCCTTCTTTATTTATCAACTTTAATAATGGTATTCCTAATGAGGAAACTCAAGGTGCTATTGAAAGAAAGATTAATGATAAATTCTCTGGTAGTTCTAATAGTGGTAAAACTATTATTGCTTTCAATGAGTCTAAAGAAACTCAAGCAGATATAGAAGCTATACATTTACCAGATGCTCACGCACAATATCAGTTCTTATCTGATGAAGCTAGAGAAAAGATTATGTTAGGTCACGGTATTGTATCTCCTATCTTATTAGGTATTAAAGATAATACAGGATTTGGTAATAACGCAGAAGAATTAAGAACTGCCTCTGTTCTTATGGATAATGTTATTATAAGACCATTTCAAGATGAGGTTAAATATTGTTTAGAAGACATACTATCATTTAATGGTATTATTCAAGACTTATACTTTGTAACATTACAACCTATTGAATTTACAGAACTAGATAATATATCTACTAAGATTAGAAAAGAAGAGGAAACTGGAGAGAAATTATCTAGCCAAGTTAAGGAAGACTTTTCTGATGATGAGGGCGAAGAGTTGTTTAGTCAATTAGAAGGTCTAGGAGAGGTTCTAAGCGACGAATGGGAAGTAATCCATAGTGAAGTTCATTCAGAAGATATAAGTGACGTTAGAATGGCTACAATCAAGTCTAGTAATAAATCATCTAAAGAAGATAATGATATCTATAAAATTAGATATGCATATATGCCAGAACGTAAGTCACCAGATAGCAGACATTTCTGTACTAAAATGGAATCATTTACAGGAAGAAAGGTAGTGTTTAGAAAAGAAGATATTAATATGATGTCTCTTAGAGGGGTTAACAAAGAGTTAGGTCATAACAAGAAGAACTACAGTCTTTTAAAGTTTAAAGGTGGAAAAAACTGTCATCATTATTGGGAGTTAAGAGTTTACAAACTTAAAGGTAATAAACAAACAGACCCTAATTCAGCTTATGAGAAAGGTTTAAAAGAACCTAACAATCCAAGTGAGATGGAACAAAGAATGATTGATAGAGCAGACAACGGAGCTTACAAAAGCACATTAAGTAAAATTAAAAACATATTAGGATTATGAAAGCGTTATTCATAAGTATAGCGGACTTAAAAGCTAAGTCTATAATAGATGGCAATACAGATGCAGATAAGCTAATTCATCAAATTGAGGTAGCGCAAGATATGCATATACAAAATTACTTAGGAGGTAGTTTATATGACAAGTTACAGGATTTAATAGTAACTGGAGATATAGACTTAGCTGCTAATAGTGATTATAAAGACCTTAAAGACAATTATATTAAGCCTATGCTAATCTGGTTTACTCAGTTAGAGTACTTGCCTTTTGCTATGTTTAAAATAGATAACGGAGGTATAAACAAACACAGAGGTCAAGAGTCTGATTCTATAGATTTTAGAGATGTAGATAGAATGCAAAGTAAGATTACAGATAGAGCTGAGTTTTATACTAAAAGATACTTAGATTACATTTGTTACAATACTCAGAAGTTTCCAGAATACAATGATAATAGTAACGGAGATATGTATCCAGATAAGGATGCTAATAGTTTCTCAAGTTTTGTATTATAATATGAAGAAGAAGTATAAGGTAAAAAAGAAGAATTTAGTTAATTTAAGTAAGTATTACAATAAATTTAATAAAGATATAAATAAAGATGGCGAAACCAAAACTAGCATTAATACCTTCGGGATATAGCGACGGTAAAATATATAGCATCCTTCCTTCTAATGGGGATGCAGACTTTACTACTACAAGGGCAAGTAGTGCTACAAGAATAAATTCAGATGGGTTTATTGAAAATGTAGATTCTGGAATACCTAGACTAGACTATCCTTTAATTGATGGTGTAGTAAGTGGTTGTCCTAGTTTACTGTTAGAGCCACAGAGGACTAATTTGATTCCTTATAGTGAAGATTTTAGCAATGCCGCTTGGATAAAACAAAATGTTAATTTAACCTCAAACTATGAGGTTTCTCCAAGTGGAAATTTATCAGCAGATAGAATAATCACTACCAATACTGGTGTAGACCTTTATCAAAATTTATCAGTTACTGCAAACACTACCTATAAATTATCTTTTTATGTAAAATTAAGAAATGGAGAAAACCTCCAAGCAAGATTTTATGATTTGACCAATGCATTAAATATAAGCTATGTAAATTATTCTTCTCAATTATCAAATGATGAGTGGAAAAGAGTTGAGGTTGAAGTTACCACCCCTTCTGGATGTGTTTCTTTGAGATTTTGGTTAACCCATAATTCATCATCTTTAGTTGATGCATCTTTTTGGGGAGCGCAATTAGAAGCGGGTACTTACGCTACATCTTACATACCAACAGCAGGAACTTCTATTACTAGACTAGCTGATACTGCTTCTGGAGCTGTTACTGCTTCTACGTTTAACGATTCAGAAGGTGTTTTGATGGCAGAGATTAGTGCTTTGGCAGATGACTTGACTAATAGAGTAATATCATTAAGTAATGGTACAAATAACGACATTATAAGTTTACAGTTTTCTAACGCACAAAGCAATGATATCATTGCTTACTACAATGCAACTGGTCAAACTGGTAGAGTTATATCTACATCATCTTACAATATTAAATCTTTCAACAAAACTGCTTTAGTTTGGAATAATTCATCTTTTAAATTTTATGTAAATGGTTATTTAATAGGTAGTTCAACTATTGAAACACCTATAGTTGATGGTACTTTAAATCAATTAAAGTTTCAATATGGTAATGGTACACTTCCTTTCTACGGAAAAACTAAACAACTTCACCACTCAAACACAAAGTTACCTAAACTATATTGAAAC